GCTTCGAACACAAATCTATTCTCCTGTATTAATTTCGTACAGGAAAGAAGAAATTTACGCACAATAAGAGACCAATCCATAGGAGCACCAGTAAAAACACGGGTTTTCCCAATTTTGATTTTTTTGAAAGACACAGGTTCATCTTTCAAATGTGCGCAAAAGTTAGGATGAGAACATTTACCATCTAAATAATTTGATAAAATTTCATCCATTCGATTATCAATCTCAAGATCAACAGAAACAGGATCAAGATTCTGACCAACGGGTGGAATAGAAGATAGAAAATATTTCTTGCTCTTCTTCCACGGGTTGCCAGCACTCGTATTTCTGTTCATCTTATCGATGTAAACAACTCCAGCTTGTCCATTTATTGCAGAAAAATCATCAAGAACTTGGACACAAGAAAACTTAGAATCTTCCATAGCCATAATTCGTTCAAGATACGATTCCTTGCAAAGGTCCAACACATCAGTTCTAATGTGCATAATTGGTTCAAAAAGATCAAGAGCAGCAATACGCCAAGGCTCATAAGAGCCCATAACAGGTGGACCATTCTTGATTTTGTAACCTTCCAAATGATAAACCATTGGAGTTGTTTCAACACAAGACTTCATTTTCCCTCGAAAACCTTCAAAGGAACCATACAGATTTCCCAAACCCTGAGGGATATATCTGAAAACAGATTTCTTGTGCAAAGCAGTAACGGATCGTTCTTTAGTTGCAGCAGTAATTAAATCAAAACTACCACTCTCAACTGAAAATCGATTCATCTTGCTCACAGCATCCTCCAAATCCTCACGTGTCACGCGTTGGAGGATAATGTCATTCGACCATTCGTCACGTGCAAAGTGGATACCGGCCAAAATGTATCCCAAATCAGTTTGTACAGTCAAAATAGAACCGCAATCACCGTCTTTGGATTTATCTTTGGACTTAGCTCTCCACAAATCAACAACAATCTTACCAGTTTCCTTAGTATTGATTTTTTGTTGACGCATGAGACGAACATTATCACATTTGGCACCAATCATAGAACCATCAAACTCGCGTCCAATAGTTTCA